TTTAATATAAAGTTTGCAGCAGATGGAAATGGATGTATCTACAAGTCAATGAAAAACGAAGGTGTACTTGAAGATATGAAGAAAAAAGGAATAAAATGGATATTCATTGGAGCTGTTGATAATGCATTACTAAATATGTGTGACACAAGCTTACTAGGATTAACAATAAGTGAAAATAATGAAATAGCTTCAAAATCAGTTGTTAAGGCAAATCCACAAGAAAAAGTTGGAGTGTTTTGCAAAAAAGATAATGTGCCAGCAGTTATTGAATATACAGAGCTTCCACTAGGAATGGCTGAAGAAACTGATGAAGAAGGAAACATTGTTGGAATACCACAAAACATGGAAAAGGCAATCGAAAAAGTCTCAATTTTTCTGTCTTGTAGAAAAGAAAATAAAGATATAAAAGAAGTAAAAAAAGACCTAGATTTTGAATATGACAAAGAACTTATATATGCTAGTTTTCTATCTGACTATAACAGAGACTTAGAAACTGAACGAATGCACTTTTGGAAATACTGTTCACTCATAAGCGGATTAACAGAAGATAGTATTTTGAATAGAGTTCGAGATTTAAGAAACTTGGATTTGTCTGAGTATAAAGATTCGAAAACAAGAGCGAAACTACAGGAAGCAAAAGACAAAGTAGCATTACCAGAAGAGACAGAACTTGATGAGGAGGACGAAGAAGTATTAGCGAGGTTTAATCGACTACTAGGAGATGATTAAAATAAAAAAAGTAGAATGCCCATTTTGTGGATATAAAATGCCCATTACATTTAGCAAAGAAGCTAGATGCAGTGGCATTTTTGTTAAGTGCAAGGGTAAGAATTGCAAAAAAGTATTCGAAATAAAAATTAAATAAAAATAAGAAGTCAAGTAGAGCCATTATGTGCCGATGACTTACCGATAAGAGAGGTGAGAATTGTGGCAGATGGTTCTATTAGGATTAACACTAAGTTAGACAGAAAAGGATTTGAACAGGGATTAAAAGAACTACAGAAAGACGCAAATCAAAAAGTAAAGCAATTAGAGCAAGGTGTTAATAATGCAGGAAATGAAGTAAACAAATTAAATGAAAAATTTTCTCAAACATCACAAGAATTGAATAATGTTGAACAACAAATGGATGCAGTAGGAGATAGGATTTTCGAGCAATTTAGAAGCTTTGAGGGAGCTGGAACGATAGATTTTGATAAATTTATACAAGGGCAAATCGAAGCGGATTCAGAGTATAAAAAATTAAAAGTTAAGCAAAGTGAATTAAATGCAAAGGTAGAAGATTATAAAACAAAACTAGATACAGCAAAGGGAAATCAAAATCAATTAAATGCATCCTTAAGGCAGGCACAAAAAGAACAAGCAGATGTAAATGCAAAGCTAGAAGAAGCAAAAAAGAAAGCAACAGAGTACTCAGGAAAAATGAAAGAGGCAACTGGACATTCAAAAAAAGTATCTGTTGCAAATTTGGGGATTTCTAGCAGCATAGGTGGAGCGGTAAAAAAACTGGCTAAATTTGGAGTGGCTTTGCTAGGATTTCAAGGAATATATAGTATTCTAAAAAGCTCAATGAATGAGTGGCTAAATGGTTCTAGTAAAGAAGCAAAACAATTACAAGCAGATATAAACAATCTTAAAGCTAACATAGGAGCAACATTAGCACCAGCAATTCAAAGTATACTTCAGATATTTTATAAGATATTAGCAGTAGTAGGTGCGATTGTAAAATCATTTGCTAATATCAATATTTTTGCAAAAAACACCGCTAAGAGCACTGCAAGCACAGCAAAGAGTTCAAAACAAGCAAGCAACAATCTGGCCAAATTTGATAATGTAGATGTTTTGAATCAAGATAGTGGTTCTGGAGGAGCTTCAGATGCTGATGTACAACCGACAGATTTAAGTTCGATGATGAAAGAATATGAGGACTTAGCACAAAAAATTAAAGATATTTTTGCGGTTATTCTTGAACCATTTAGAAAAGCATGGGAGACAACAGGACAAGAAGTAATAAATTCAATATACAATGCGTTTAATGGAATTAAAAGTTTATGTGTAGCTGTTGGAAGTAGCTTCGCAAAAATTTGGACAAACGGAACCGTACAGACTACAGCGGAGTTACTATTAAAAATATTTGCAGACATTCTAAATACAATAGGAAATATTGCAAAAGCATTCGCAAATGCATGGAAAAATAACGGAAATGGCGACAAGATAGTACAAGCCCTAGCAAATGCTTTCAACAACTTGTTATCTATTATCGAAGGCGTATTAAAGGCTTTCGAAGAATGGACAGCGAGTACGAGTTTTCAATTATTCGCAGATGCAATTATTAAAATCATTCAAACACTAAGTGGATGGTTTGAGATAATTACAGGAAAATTAAAAGAAATTTGGGAAAATGGTGGCAAAGAAACTTTTACAAAACTACTTGAATTTATAGGGAAAGTAGTTGAAGTAATTTCAGTTGTTATGCAAGCACTGGATCCAGTTGTATCTTTTGTTGTAGACATAGTAGGTGGAGCGATTCAAACTATTATCACAGTTCTAGGAGATGTCTTAGAAGGATTAAATGGTCTATTGGATTTTATTATTGGTATTTTTACTGGAGACTGGGAAAAGGCGTGGGAAGGAATAAAAACCTTTGCTGAAAGCATCTGGAAATCTCTTCTTGATTTAATTGGCGGAATTGTGCAAATGCTTTGGGATACTATTACTGGATGGTTAGATGGTGTTGAAAATTCATGGGAGTCTTGCTGGCAAGGTATAGGAGACTTTTTCTCACGGAATTTGGGAGACAATAAAAAATACTGTAAGCAATGCAATTTCTGGAATATATAACGGAATAGTAAATACATTCAATTCCACAAAGGGAGCTATAACAAATATCTTTACTAGCATGAAAGATACAATATCTAATTTATGGAACAATATTAAGAATGGAATTTTTGTAATAATAACATCCATCGTAAATGGTGTAAAAGATAAATTTAATAGCATGAAGGCCAACATTACTAATATATTCAACAATATTAAAACTGGAGTAATAAATATATTTAACAATATAAAGACAGGATTAGTAAGCATTGTTTCAAATATGTGGAATTCCCTAAAAAGTAAATTCACTACACTTGGGACTACAATAGGAAATGCAATATCTGGAGCAGTAAAAAGTGCTATAAATTGGGTGTTAAACAAAATTGAATCAGTTATCAATAGCTTCTTCAAAATGATAAATAGCGGAATAGGTGTTATTAACGCAATTCCAGGAGTAAACATTAAAAAATTAAATATGCTTTCTATTCCGAAACTTGCTAAAGGTGGTATTGTAAATCAACCAACACAAGCGATTATTGGTGAAGCTGGTAGAGAAGCAGTATTACCATTAGAAAATAATACTGAATGGATGGATATTCTTGCTGAAAAGATTGCCACTATATTAGGTGCAAATTCTAATAATGGAAATTCAAGAGATATAAATCTTAATGTTAATGGAACATTAGCACAATTAATCCGATTATTGAACATAGAACTAGATGAAGAAAGTCAACGAAGAGGAGACAAGTTAGTTATAGGGGGTAAGTCGTAATGAATGATGAACTTTTTTGGAGTAACTTTCTAAAAATTGATGGAGAAATATATAACATTAGAGTGAAAGTTGGCATTGAAAGAAATGCCAGCTTTTTAGATAAATATGCTAATAGAGTTAACGATGGAGACATGAAAAGAGAACTGATAGGAGTTTATTTTAATTATAAAAACATAAACTTTGAAAGCCAAAAAGATAGCAATTATGATGAATATAATAGACTATACAACAAACTTACTGAAGCAGAGGAATTTCATGACATAGAGATTGCAGGTTTCAAATTTAGAGCATATTTCAATGATATTACAGATAAGATGTATAAATTCAAAAATGGAAGACCATATTTTAAGAATTTGACAGTAAACTTCACGCCCAAAAAGCCAGCAAGGAGATGATAAATAATGTCAAAAACGAATACCCAAATATCATTTGGCTTTATAGATGTTACGGCAAAAAAAGATAGCAATTTGCAAGTAAATAATAAACAAGATTTTACTGATTTAAGTAATTTGAAGCAAGATGATATTGAAGAAGTACAATATGCTACTTGCGAGAAGAACCAGTTTATCCTAGATGGTAATTTTGAGCTTATGCAAGAAAAACCTAGTAATATGTGTTGGTGGAGTAATGAAATGTCTGATAAAAATGGCAATTTTATTACTCCATTAACTTTAATTATCAGTTTTAATGAAGTTCATAGCAGTGTTGGATTAACACTCACATTTAGTAAAACAGATAATTACTGCAGTCATTTGAAAGTCGAATACTACGATATTGCTAATAAGTTAATTTCAAGCAATGAGTTTTATCCAGATTCACACAGAGCAGTCTGCAGAGGTACTGCAGAGAATTATAAAACAATAATTATTACATTCTATAGTACAAATAATCCATATCGCTATTTGAAATTGTATAAGATTCTATATGGATCAGAAAAAATCTTTGAAGGAGAGAATTTACAAAATGCAAATCTATTAGAAGAAACGGATTTGATTAGTTCGGAAATATCCTTCAATACACTTGATTTTACAGCATACTCAGATGATGATGAGTTTAATTTGATAAATCCAAAAGGATTATACAGATTACTTCAGGAGAGACAAAAGTTGCAAGTAACAGAAACTATAAAGGAAGATAATACAACTAAAGTAAAAGACATGGGAACATTTTACTTGGATAAGTGGCAAAATGAGAAGAATAAGATTATGAAATTCAAAGCTATAGATTTAATTGGAGTAATAGATAAAACTACTTTTTACGGAGGAATGTATAAGGATAAAACTGTAGATGAAGTAGTGAAAGAGATTATGACATCGGCTGGACTTGAAAAAGACGACTACGAAATTGAAGAAAGACTAAAAAACATCAAACTCAATGGATATATTCCAATTTGTTCACATAGAGCAGCCTTACAACAGGTTGCTTTTGTTATTTGTGCTGTTGTGGATTGCTCCAGAAGTTCAAAAATAAAAATCTACAGCTTACAGAGCAAAACAGAAAAAATACCAATTAGCAAGGATGCTGATATTTTTCAAGGCACAAGAAAGACAGAACAAAGCGAAGTTGTAACAGGTGTTTCTCTTGTATTACACACTTACGAGGATTATGAAACACCATTTGACGATGGTATTTATGAGATGGACGAGCTGTGTTCTTATACAATAACCGAACTAGGAATCCATGTTTTGACTTTTGACGAGCCAGCATGGGATATTAGAATGTCGCTAGATGTAAGTACAAATAGCACCTCAAAAATAACAATAGACAAAACGATGATACAATCATCAACTTGTAATAGTGCAACAATAGATTTCAATATCAACAAAGTAGGACAATGGATTGCAATAGCAATGGCAAAAGAAGCATACATTAAAAAGTATGGATCTACAGAAGGGATTTATTTCTACCCAGATGGAAACGATGGTTATATTTACACAGTTACTCCAAGAAGGCAATCAGATACAGTTGCTGTTGATTGGTACACGGTGGATATTGAAAATAAAACGGTAGAATCAGACAATGATGCATTTCCAAAAATGACTGTAGAGCCTAAGATAAAAGAAAATATTTATGGTTATAAATATAAACACTCAGAAACGCAATTTCAAGCGAATGTACAAGATATTATTAAGAAAGGCGACAACATTCTAAAAGTAGATTCATGCTATCTATTAAATACAGACAATATGAATGCAGTAGCAGAGAATATTTTGAATTACTATAATAGAACATACAAAGATGAATTTAAGATTATTCTAAAAGATGAACAGGTAACAGATAAGGTTGAGTTAGATACAGGATTTGAACAAAATCTAGTAGGAAATGTAACGCACCTGGATATTGACTTAACTGGTGGATTTCTAGCGAATTGTAAAATCGTTGGAAAGATGGAGGGATGATATGGAAAATTTAATTTTTGATAGAACTTTATTGGACGTTGAGACCGCTCTTGCCAGTCAAAACTCCATCGAATTTCAAAAAGGTGCTTATAATTATAACGACTTAAATAGAGTTGAGAACTGGTGTGAATATTTAGCAGAAAAATTAAAAGCATATGGGTTTATCCAGGAAATAAGTATAAAAAAGAACTGGACAATGAAAGACTACCCTACAAAAATAGAAATAGACAGAATAAGAAAAAATATTGATACCTTGAAAGAATTTTGTTATGCCGTTCAAACAAGAGAAATTGTATATAACAATACTTTGAATTATGACCAGGCAAATGTGCTAGAAAAGATACTATTTGATATAAATGAATACTTAAATAATATAGTAAGAAAATTGAATTTAGATTATCAAGTAGCTACAGTTTTAGTAACTAAGAAATATATAAGCCTAAAGGTGGAGGAAGGAGGAAACAATGGAATTACGGAA